ACTTTCTCTCTCCCCGATGGTCAGATTTGACCCACCATCGAACGGATTAGCCCCATGACAAAACCAATTAAAACCGATACTTACCAGATACCGGCAGGCTCTGTCAGCGAACATTTGGGGAACTGTATTTCAGAGGCTCAATCTTGGATTAGTGCAGCTGACCAGGGGGCGGTCTGTCTGTCTATGAAACTCGCTAAGGTTATCGATGTCATTTTCGACTCGGGCCAAGACCTAGATAAGGCTGCAGCGTTAATTGGTCGATTAACAATTTTAATGAAAGAGTTAAAACTAACTCCACTAGCTAGAGATGCATCTAAAGCAATGGGCGAGGAGGTAGATCATGGCAAAGAGTACGCAGACACCTATTTACGGCTCATCAATACCCCGAATAGCAAGCCCAAAACCACTCGGGCAAAGTCTGGGACCAGTAGTCGGAGCACTAGCAAGTGATTTAGGCGTACCGTTATTGCCCTGGCAACAGTATGTAATGGATGATGCACTCACCGTTGATGACTCGGGGAAGTTTGTTCGCACAACTGCTGGGATTTTAGTTGCTCGTCAAAACGGCAAAACCCACATGATGCGAATGCGTATCTTGGCTGGGCTCTTTGTATTTGGTGAGGGCTCTATTGTGGCGATGGCACAGAATCGACAACTAGCACTAGACACTTTTAAACAGGTTGTGGACATGGCGGAAAGTCTGCCCTGGATGCGTAAACGGATTAAGCGAGTGTCCCGGACTAACGGTCAAGAGGAACTAGAGATTTATTGCCATCATTACCCGAAAGAGTGCAACACCAAATGTAAGCGTATCCGTAAGTATGGAATTAGAGCTGCAACATCTGAGGGCCCTCGAGGTGCTACCGCTGACCTGCTCTATGTCGATGAACTCCGAGAAATTAAAAGCGATGCCTGGACTGCAGCAACTCCACTAACTCGAGCAACCAATGGGCAGACCTGGGTAACTTCAAATGCTGGGGATGCAACATCGACTGTCCTAAATGAACTCAGACAAAGGGCCCTAAAGATGGAATCCCCAAGACTTGGGTGGTATGAGTGGAGTGCCCCAGATAATGCTGGGGTTCATGATGTGACTGCCTGGCAAGCAGCCAATCCTGCAATGGGACACACCATAAGTTTTGAGGCTTTGCAAGATGCCGCAGCTCGAGATACTGATGATGCAATCAAAACTGAGATGCTGTGCCAATGGGTAGAGTCAATCTCGAGCCCATGGAATTTAGATCGTTGGGCTATCGGAGCAGACAACAATTTGACCTTAGAATTAGGGCATGAGACCTATATGGGACTGGACCTCAACTTTAATCGCACAGAGGCTTACCTCGTTACTGTTCAGGTTGTTAAAGAGAAACTCGCAGTGTTCCTCACCCGATGGCAAAAAGACGGAGGACTAAATGACCGAGAACTTGCAGCTGATTTGGCACATCTCGCTCGGACTTATAGTGTTCGCTCACTTAGTTTTGACCCTAAGACTGCTGGCCATATTGCTCCGCATTTGGCTAAAGTAGGAGTCCCAGTCGCTCCCACAACATGGGCATCCACAACCTTTTCCACATACTGTGACTTAACCCTATCTGCTATGAATCAGGGCGATTTAATCCATCCCAATCAAGAGATCATGCATCAGCATCTAATTGCTTGTGCTCGCAGACCATCGAGCGATGGCGGTTGGCGTATTGCTAGACAGGCTGCAGTCCAAGACATTGGAGCGGCAATTGCTCTGGTAATGGCTGTAGGAAACGCCGCAACGCCTAAAGCCTCTGTTGGTATCTCTGTGGTATAAGGTTGGATTATGATTTCTCCCGGTACTTACAACATGACTTGTTATCAGGGTGCAAGCTTTGATAAGACTTTTACTGCCACAAATGACGGCACACCCATTAACTGGACTGGTTACACTGCAAAAATGCAGGTCCGCCAGTATGTGAATACAGCTGATACTTCAGTCTTAACCTTAACTACAGGTTCAGGCATTGTTGCTGGGGCTAACGATGGCAAAATAATTATCAGTGCCACTGCTGCACAAACTGGGGCGATTCCTCAGGGTAATTATGTTTACGACATCGAACTGACTTCAGGCTCAGCTGTAATCCGTATTGTGCAAGGCCGCTTTACTGTCGATGGTCAGGTCACAGCATGAGTTACAAATTAAGTGTTGTCGATAACACAACAACACTCTCAGTTACTGAAACCCCAGTATTGATCACTGAGCAAGTCGCAGGCATTCAAGGGCCAACAGGCTCGACTGGAGCAACAGGGGCCACTGGAGCAACGGGTGCTCAAGGTATTCAAGGCATTCAAGGCATCCAGGGCGTTAAAGGTGACACAGGTGATACTGGTGCTACTGGAGCCAAAGGCGATAAAGGCGATACTGGAAACACTGGTGCTACAGGTGCAACTGGTCAGGGCTACACCGCTAAAGGAACTTGGTCAGGTTCAACTGCTTATGTTCCTTATGATGTTGTTTACTGGTCAGGCAATTCTTGGCGATGCAAAACAGCCAATACTGGAAATAGTCCAGTACCTGGTACTTATTGGGAACTTTTAACACTTGGATTTAATGCTCAAGGCACTTACAGCTCAACCACTACCTACAATCAGGGTGATGTTGTCAGTTATCAGGGTGGAAGTTATTACTGTTTCGGTGATAGCACCATTGGTCGAACACCGACAAATACTACTTACTGGGCAGTAATAGCAAACAAGGGTGATACCGGAGCGACTGGTGCTACTGGACCTCAAGGGACCCAGTACGCACAAGTTTTGACCTCAGCTACAACAGGAAACGGCACAACTTTAACTCCAATTTTCCCTAGCGGTTCACAAGCAATAGCATTAACAGCAGGCCTTACTTATTATTTTGAGGGATTTGTTTCCATCTCGAAAGTTGCGTCAGGTTCCAGTGCAAACTTCAGTATTGGATTTACATTTAGTCAAACACAACAAAATTTGAATTACCAAATCACAATGACCTCTGCCAGCTCAACCGCTGCAACATTTCAAGCATCAAATAACCTAACTGCAACTAGTGTAAATGTTGGAACGGCAGGAACAACTGCAGGAACTGGACTAGTGAGGTATTCAGGATTTTTTCAAGCTAATGCCACAACTGGGGGAACATTAACTCCGACTTTTGCTCAGTCGTCCGCTCCGACATCAGGAAACCCATCAGCCAACATCGGTAGTTATTTCCGACTAATTCCAATGGCATCTGCCTATGGAGTCATTGCAGGAACCTGGTCATGAATGTTTGCCGTAGTGGTTGCCCAACACAAGATCATGAGTCTTATGGTGACTGTTTACAAGATGCCAACATAAGCATCGATAAAACATCATTGCAAGTTAAATAAAACGCCCAAACCCTTACAAATACACATAAATAATTTTTAGTTAGAGCATCTGTTCGATACTATGGTTGTGTGGGGTTACTCAATGCTATGCGTTTATCTAACTCTGCTTTTGTCATGCCCGAAATAGAAGTCACAGCTGCCACAGCGGAAATGTATCCCGTTAATCCTATGAACTTGGGCTATCAGCCTGATTTAGGGTATTTGCAACCAGTTTCTAGACGAGCCGCCATGACTGTTCCAGCAGTAGCTCGAGCCCGTAACATCATTGCAGGCACCATCGCAGCACTTGAAATGTCTACATACCTTGAGGCAACTGAGGCTCAAATACCTAACCGCCCGGTCATTAAACAACCAGACCCTAGCCTCGCTCGAGGTATAACAGTTGTCTGGACAATCGATGATTTATTATTTTATGGTCAGGCTCATTGGCAAGTATTGGCAGTTAGTCCAGAGGATGGCCGAGTTACGCAGGCTCGACGTATAGATCCTTTAAGAGTTAATACTCGCACAGATGCTACTGGGCAAATGATTTTGGCTTACACAGTCGATGGCGAAGTAGTGCCGATGAAAGGTGTTGGCTCGCTTATTACTTTCTGGGGTCCAGATGAGGGCGTACTTAATCGGGCATCTCGGACAATCAATGCAGCCATCGAACTTGAGGCAGCAGCTCTACGCATGGCTCAGGAGCCAATTCCAGCAATGGTGCTCCGAAATGAGGGCATGAATTTACCAGCAGACCAAAAAGAAGCATTGCTAACGGCTTTTAAGTCTGCCCGCCGTACTCGCTCAACCGCTTATGTTGAGGGCCCAATCAATCTTGAGGTTGTAGGACTTGACTCAGCCCAAATGCAATTAACTGAGGCTCGAGCCTACACAGCATCCGAAATTGCTCGAGTTATGAACATTCCTGCATGGTACATTAACGCCGAATCAGCAACCAGCACTTACAGCAATGTTTCAGCTGAAAGACGGTCACTACTCGATTTTTCACTACGCCCATACTTGGATGCTTTTGAGTCTCGCCTAAGCATGGATGACATTACGCCTAGAGGTCAATATGTCGAGGTTGAAATGGATGACTTCTTGCGAGGTAATCCAACTGAGCGAGTAGATGTAATCGTAAAACTTTTAACAGCAGGCATTATCAACATTGATGAAGCCCGAGCAATGGAAGATCTAGCACCAAGAGGAAGTGCACCAGTAAATGACGCTTAATTTAACTTTTGCAGCTCACATAACAGGGGCAAATGAAGCAACCCGACAAATTTCTGGAATTGTTGTACCGTTTGGCAAGACTGGTAACACATCTGCAGGCCCAGTTGTCTTTGAGGTTGGTTCAATCAGCAACCCAGACCCAAAACCAGTCAAATTCTTATTACAGCATGATGCCCAACGCCCAATCGGTAAGGCCATCGAGTTTCAGGTTACCCCAGGGGGCATTACTGGAACATTTAAGGTTTCCAACACAACTGCAGGTTCAGATGCTTTAGTCGAAGCCGCAGACGGTCTAAGAGATGGACTTAGTGTTGGTGCACAAATCGACAAATTCACAGTCAAGGATGGCGTTATGCATGTAACGGCAGCCAAAATTGTTGAAGTGTCGTTAGTACATGCCCCAGCGTTTAGTGATGCTGTGGTAACAGATGTGGCTGCATCCGAGGCGGAAGCAGACCCAGACACAATCCAAGAGGAGGACACAGTGTCAGAACAACCAATCGAAACACCAGAGGTTGAGGTAGAAGCCGCCGCTGCACCAGTAGTGCAGGCATCTAGCCCAATCACAACCGCACCCCGTATCCAGATCACTGCTGCAGGCTACCTAGAAAACAGCATTAAGCAGATGACTGGCGATGAAAACGCCCGAGCCTATGTTCGAGCAGCTGACGATTCAACCAGCACAAATACTGGTCTAACATTGCCTCAGCACCTACAGGAGTTTTACACCAACACCATTTCAGACCGCCCAGCAATTAACGCTGTAAGCCGTCAAGCATTGGTATCAAGTGGCATGAGCTTTACTGTTCCTAACTTGGGCACTGCACCAACTGTTGCATCGACCTCAGAGGGTTCAGCACCATCAGAAACCGGCATGACCAGCACTTACCTAACAGGCACTGTTGTTAAGTACGCAGGCATGAATGATGTTTCATGGGAACTAATTGACCGTTCATCACCAGAGTTTTACACCGAATTGCTAAACCAGATGGGCAACGCTTACGCAAAAGCAACCGATGCTGCGGTACTAACTGCTCTAGCATCAGGTACTCAGGCTGCAACAACTGCTGCAACTGCTGCAGGTTTCATCAGCTACGCAGGCACAGAATCTGCTGCATGTTTCGCAGGCGCAAAGAAAAAGGCTCGCAATGTAGTTATCAACACCGATTGGTGGGGAACTCTACTAGGTGCAGTTGATTCATCAGGCCGCCCACTATTCACTGCATCAAATGCACAGAATAACCCAGGCACATTTAGTGGCCAGACAATAGATGGAAACATCATGGGCCTAAACGCTTATGTAGATCCATACTTCTCAGTAACAACCAAGATTGACGATTCAGCATTTATTATTGCTCCAGAGGCAATCACTTGGTACGAAGCACCTACAACTCGCCTACAGGTTCAGTTAATCGAAACTGGTCAGGTACGAGTGGGCGTTTACGGTTACGGCTGTGCACTACTAAAGGATGCAACGGGCGTTCGCCGTTTCAACTTAACCTAACCAGACTGAGGTAGCCCTGCCACTGCTGTTCCCAGGGCTACCTCTACCACTTGAGGACCTGACATGAGCAAAATTGATATAGATGAGATGCGTACAACGCTGGGCGTTGGAACTCTTTACCCTGATTCGACTTTGCAACAGGTTGCCGATGCTGCCGAGGATCTAATAGATGGCCTGCTCGATTACAATCGCAGCTCCATAGCGTCTGCTCAAATCTCAAACAATGTGGTAACTTTCTGGACTGCTGACCGTAATAGTTTCTCTATTGGGGATTCCGTTACGGTCAGTGGTACAGATACAACTTTTAACGCAACTTACACCGTAGTTACTCGCAATGATTTTTACATTACAGCTGCTAAAACAGCCAGTAATACTGAATTAAAGCGATACAAACCACTTGGTAGTGCAGTGTTAGCATCTCAAGCCCTAATTTACGACAGCGTACCATCCGTTAGAGAGGCGGCGCTCGCTGTGGCAATCGAGATATTCCAACAACGCACAGCGCCAGGTGGCACTATTCAGTCAGTAGATTTTACCCCTGGACCACATCGATTGGGTCAAGCGCTACTAACTCGAGTTAGAGGCTTGTTGGCTCCATACATGGATATGGGCGGTATGGTCGGATGAGTCTAACTGAGACTAGGCAAGACCTTGCGGATGCCTTAAAAGACCCTTCATACTCTGTCTATGCCTATCCTAATGAGGTTATGTTTGGACCATGTATTGTGCTCGTACCGGGATCGCCTTATGTGCTATGGCAGACCCCATCAAGGTTCGCAGCTCGATTTATGCTAACTCTGATGGTTGTCAATAATGACAATCAAGCAGCCCTAGTCAATCTTGAGAACATGATTGAAACCGTTGCAGCTCTAATCCCAGACTATGTAACTGTTGGCGATTTCTCACAACCTACGTCAAATGAAGTCGGCTCCACCGAATACCTAACAACCGATATCGAACTCGATATCACAATCAACTAAAGGAGTGCCCACATGGCAATCAAATATGTAACAGGTCGGGATTTAAC